GCGTATTCGTGTTTGGCGTGTCGGCCTTAGGGTGCTCTTTAGGTTTAGACTTTAAGCCGTTACCGGCCAATACGCCGCCAAGGGCACCGGTTAAGAATATGGCTAAGGTTTGTAATAGTTGTATAAAATCTCGATCGTTTGGCGCTTGAGCTCCTACGGGCTGAGTCACAAAAACGAGTGCGTATACGGCACCGCCTGTAATTACAAAAAAGGTCAAAGCCAAAACCGCGCCGATTAAAAAAATCAAACGCGCGTGTATGTCCTCAGGCGTAAGCCGCCTGTTATAGTTATTCATCGATAGTAATAAGGTCCTTAGAGCAGACTCCCGTAGCTTCGCATTGAGGCGGAGTGCACTCAGGCTTTGTCCAGTTTTCGTATTCTTGGCACTCATATCTTACCCACCCATCGTAACCGCACCCCGATAGGAGGATAGTCCCCACTATCGCCCCTATCAGGGCCCGGATCATTTAGAGCCTATGCCGTATTGCTTCTCGCTTGGTTGTACCGCTTTGAGTAGCGGACCTACGAGGCCGGCGATAAAGGCATTAGCTAATACTTTTGGATCAGTAATACCGGACATATACAAAGCTGCTACGGATGCGAGCGCTGCTCGTGCATATGATTTAGCCGCTGCCTTTAATTGCTTTTTATTCATTGTGCTCTCCTGTAATGCCCTTTAATTGACTTGGTAATACACCGATACGACGGTAGTACCGCTTGCTACAACACCATATAACGCTTGATGATCTCCGACGGGTACCGTGATTTTATCTTTATGATCTACAAGATAACCGTTAGCGGTAGTTAAGTCCGCTCCGCCTATGTATAGATCATCATTAGTAGCGTGTATTAAAGCTGTTTGATCTCCAATACTTTCAGGCACTAAAATCGTTGCCGAGGTAGTTACTGTTACTTGTCTGCTAGTTGGCATCTGATAATCCTAACTTTTTAATGAGCTCTTTAGCCTTGGTAGCCGATACCTCTACCTCAAAGTGCATATCGTCCGGCCTGCTCTTGAAGTCTCCGCCCCACTTAAGGCCGTACTTTTTAGCAAGGGCTCTAAGCATCGGTATTTTTTCAGCCGGGAAAGTGTCGTATTTGCCTAGCGGATGCTTAGTAGCGTTGAGATCGATGGCCGTCCCGGATGAGTGGCAGGATAATTTTGTAGGGTTGCCTCTTACCATCCTGTACGCATAAGCCCAATCGTCAAAGGTACCCTCATCGATCGGCTCGATAAGCTCGTGAAACTCCGCAGCAAAGGCGGCCAAGAGAGGCCCAACACTCTCAGCGCACCTAAGCTTACGATCCGTACCCTTTACCGGGTAGGACTTTATTTTTATCTCGGCCGGATCTTTAGAGGCCGGGTAGCCGTTATAGCTTGTTTCCATTAAAGGCCAAGCGCTGCTAAGTCGTCTGCGGTCAGGCCAAGCGCTTCGAGCTTAGCTTGAGCCGTAGCCTTGGCCACCTGCAATTCCGCGGCCTTTTCTTGCTCTGTTTCTTTTTGTAGCTCTGACTCAAACAAAATATTTATGTAATTATCGTAATCGTCTCCGCTTGATACCTCAAAAGTTTCGTCGTTAATACCGATAGTAATAATCGGATTAGCTGCGATTAAATCATCTTTTGTAATCATGATTTTTGTACTCCGTATACTCGAATTGCACCTGTCATATTATTAGAGCTTGTAATCAAAAAACCATCGTTAGCCTCGGTATTGTCTCTAATTCCACCGTAATAATAAGTATAAAGACCCTGTACGGCCGTGCCCGTAATTGTTGGATAACCTGTCCCATTTACGTTAGTTACATTCATTACAATTAAACCGCCTTGACCGCCTCCGACATTTCCGACGATAGTTATTTTACTGTCATTGTTGTTATTGTAATTTGTCTGAGTTGCTTGATAGCCGATCATTTGTGCGCCGGCATAATAAGAATTAGTCCGATTAGTTGCGCCGTTTCTAAATTGAAAAGTAGTAGTCGCATTGTTACCGCTTGTGCCGTTAAGACTAATTAAAACTAAGTAATTCTCATATGTAGAGCTGAAAGGGTTTACTGCCTGAGTTGCTACGCCTGACATTGTTGTCGTGCTTATAAGAGTCATAGCGCCCGTGCTTGGCGTTGCCCATTTTAAGCCGGTTGCTTCGGCGGAGTCTGCCGTTAATACGGTGTTATTAGCTCCTACGGCGAGTCGAGCAAAAGTGTCTGCACCTGTCCCGGGTACGAGATCACCTTTAGCATCGATAGCCGTAGCCATTGAGTTAGTAACGGTTACGGTACCGCTAGTACCTCCGCCGCTAATTCCTACACCTGCGGTAACTCCCTCGATGTCACCGGTCGCGCCTGAGGCTACCCAAGCTGCGCCATCGTAATACCAGAGTGAGTTATTATCTTTTGTAAATGCAAACTGTCCCTCTGCCGGTGCGGTAATAGCCGCATCTCGAGCGGTAGCGTTTGTAAATACGTTAATTCCTTGCATGAGGTAGCCGTTTACATCGCCGGCGGTTAATACCTCACCTGTTGTAAAGGTCTTAAAACCTTGACCAGCTGCCATAACCTTGCTCCTTAGTATGCTAATACGGAGGTATCGAGCACTCCATATAGTGATGAGTCTAATATAAAGCCATCGATAATTGGCTCTAGTGTTGTAAATGTCGTTTTCCATGAGTTAGGCGTAACGCGGTGTACTACGCCAAACACTTGTAAAGTCTGTTGCAGAGTCGAATTACCAGGCTGATTAGTCGTAACCTCTACCGGGTCAAAAAAATCTAAACTAAGAGCGGCTAAGATGCCATCGTTATAATCGTCCATATATAGATCAAGCTCGACCGCATCGCATCGGGTCCGAGTATCTTTACGGCTTGCTACGTAGGCCCGTGCGTAATCGAGTGCGGCTTGGTCCGTATCCATTACTAGATTTTGTTGGTTATATGAGTGCACAAAGTACTCATCGATAGAGTCTTGATCCTGAGCAATCTGAGCCGTACCGCCGATCTTAGTGATAGAGGCAGAGTTATAAACCTGCGTATCATCTAAGCGCCATACGGCATTAAAGTAATTTATATCGGTGCCATCGTCATTAAAGCGAGTTACCGGGAAAGCCTGAGAGTCGATACAAAAAGCGCGATCCTTAAGCTCTACCGATCCTCGAGCGTTGATATAGATAGCGCCATACTCGGAGATGGTAGCGGTCTGTAAAGCGTTAAGAGCGGTGCGAGGGTTGCCCGGATCTGCCTGAAAGATCGTATCGCCATATTGGATCTCACGCATCGATGGAGGCCACGCGATCTCATCGAGGATAGCGTTTACACGTTCGCCCGGTAAGTCACCGGCTGAGGCTAGAGTAATAGTAGAGACTTGGCTATTTTGGAAAAGTCTAAAAGCATCTACGGCCGTGATAGTCGTGTATACGACATCGGTAGCCATCTTAGGCGTAGTAGTTGTATAGCTAGTAATAAAGCCGCTAAACATCGGATACTCGACACCTGCGTACGTGCCTGTTATCTGTACCTTACGCATTGGAGTAAGCAAACCGTAGTAAGGGCCGGCGGCATTTTGAGGATTAAAATCGCCATTTTGATCGACGATACGCAGAGTTAGAGTACCTGTTTGGAATACGTCCGCTTGAGCGTTACGGCCTCGCATTGTTGTAATACCGTCTACTTGATCCGATACGTCTACGATTAAAGCCTCAGAGTCGGCTAATACGTTTGTACCTAATTGGCCGCTACCTAGGATCATCGCCTGTGCAAAAGCCGGACCGGTAGAAAAGTTAATAACCGCGTTTACTGTTGGGACGGTCATATAGTACCCGCCACAAATAAAGGATCTCCGTCGCGGTTAATTTTTTGGATTGTCTCTTGTAGCAAACTAGTAAACTCGTCCTGAGATGCTATAGCTCCGGCGTTAATTGTAATGTTATACATAGCCGCCGCTTGAGCTGCATATCGTGCGCCACTTGCTGCACCTGCGACTCCTGCTCCGCCCGATAATCCTGCAAGAAATGAGCTTTGAGCTAATGTCTCTGTATCAATTAAACCGGAGCCGTTCTTAAAAGGATCTCCCGCTAGATAATCTGCGACCGCCTTAGTAGCGTCATCTGTTAAAAGAGTAAAAGCATCAGCCCTTGCAGCTGTCGCCTCTAGCAATTCGATAACGGCATCGGTTTCGGCTTTGAGGATAGTATCGAGAGTTACTTTTTCTAATTGTGCTTTAAGGGCAGCATCAGCAGCAGCCTTAGCAGCAGCAGCTTCTTTTGCTAGTTGCTCCTCAAAAAACTTTTTTAACGCTGCATCTTGCGCTAATTGAGTTGCACTTTTACCATCTGCAGGGCCTCCGCTTGTAGTACTGGCTAAACTTGAAGCTGTGCCGATCTTTCCTAAAGCTGCGGCATAATCCTGTAAAGCTTTAAGGCGAGCATCATCGGCGGCCTTTTGTGCCTTAGCTACGCGGTCAATCATTGATAGCTCGGCAGACTCACGTAACATAGCTGCGGTGTTTGCAGCGTTTGTAGTCTTACTGAGTGAAGCAAGGCGAGCGATCTCTGTAAGTTGGATTTGTACGCGCTCGCTATAACTTTCTTTAGCGGCTAAATCTCCCGCTGCCGTAATAGCCGCGTTATATTTACCAAACGCGATCTGTCTAGCCGTCTCTTTATCTGTCTCGGCCATCTTGCTATCGTTAATGGCTTTAAGCTCTGTGAGTAGCTGAGTGTTAATAGCTGCAAGAGTTGCCTCTTTAATTTGAGTTACGCCTGCTAGTTTGGCTAAATCTGCGTTCTTTTGTAACGCTGCTAATTCGCCTATTTTCTTTAACGCTAAATCGCCGTTATCCTCCTCGATAGCCTGTAGGGCCTCGAGGCGTAGTTTTGTCTCTTTGTCATAAGTAGCCTTAAGAGCCGCAGCGATAGAGATACGGTTAGTATCAAATACGGCTGCTGCCTTTGATAACGAAAGTTTATTTTTCTCTGCTAGTTGCGCTTTTTTCTGTAAAGCGATGAGCTCTTTTTGGCGCTTAAGAGCCTCTTTGTCCATCTTAGTTTTCTCAGTTTGGCTCTGAAAATTCTTAAGATCCGCAGGTAAGCCTTGAGGGAAACCACCTTGGCGGCCTAAAACTATATCTACATTTCGACGTAAAGCACCGATCGAAAACCTACCGAGATAATTTTTAAGAGCTCTACCGGCATCCTCTAAAACACCTGCGCCGGGGATACTAGAAAATAAATTACCAAGCTCTTTAGCTAGGTATGCCGTGTTAGTAATAAGTCCAGAGATGGAGTCCGCAGCCCCATCGACTTTGTCGATCAGTTTATCCATACCGCCGGCAGATGTACCTAGAGAGGTTACAAGAGCTCCGCCGATCTGCTCGCTTGCCTGCTCTGCCGCGATCTTAAGGCGAGCCATCGATCCGGCGTAAGAGTCTGCCGCGTTTTTAGATTGGCCTGCGTATTGTGTTGCTATAAGTTTTTCTATCTCAAGATATGACTTACTCGCTAACTCTGCCTGAGTTAAACCTAAATTTAATTGGCGTAAGCCTTTTAGATTACCTACGTATGCCTGACTTAGAATTTTTGTAGCTGAGACTAGATCCATACCCGTACCGGCACTTACATCGAGTGCGGTGTTGAGCATCGATTGAGCGATAGTGGTAGATCTCGTCACTTGAGCTAGTTGGATAAATGAGGGTTGGAGTACGTCGCGATTTACACCGGTGGCCTTTTCTACGGCATCGATGTAACCCTCTGCCTCGGCGGTAGCATAATTAAAACCTAAGTTACGTAAAGCGGTATCGAGGCGCTTAGCCTCTGCGATCTGCTCGCCATAAGCTGATACGGCTTTTTTAGAGTAACTTAAAAGAGCTGCGGCGCTAAAAGTAACTCCAAGGGTACGACCTAAATTTTTTACGGTTTTCTCAAAACCTTTAATCTGATTAGAGCCTTTAGATAAGGCTTTACCGTTCCACTCTGCGGCGGCGGATACAATTAAATTAGGTAACGCCATTATGCGGCCAACGCGTAAGTGGCCATACCGTAACGGCCATTATTAAAGTTATCTACAGTTTTCTCGATAGCTCGATATACGGCATCTTGAGCCTTACCCTGATCCTCTTTCCAAGCGCGATAAATCATACGGCCGCGCTCGGCTTGCTTATCTCCGTAGAGTGGACCCATACGGCTAATAAAATGAGCACCTGCGCCCGGGTTATTAGATCGGCTATTAGGATCACCGCCCGGGTTTTTACGTCCGGCGGTCTCATAAATGGCACCGGCGGCAGACTTATTAGCTACAAAGTAAAGAGCCTGCCATCCGTTACGGTTTTTCTTACTAGGAGCCTGAGAGTAATAGATACCTTTTTTAACGGTCTCTGCATCATAAAGTGGAAACATACGTAAACGACCCTCAGTATTAAAGGTCCTAAACATCGAGTTACGTGCGGTTATGGTTTTACCTGCGCTGCCCTCTCGCCACATATAAAGATTATCGGGCTGAGGACTTGGCGCGTAGCCTCGTGCCTTGTCCCGGATAGGCAACATAGCCGCACGTACCTCGGCGTTCATCTCTTTAAGCATTTCAGGATCAAGCCTACGAAGAGCTTTAACGGTTTCGCGTACGCCTTTTATAGCTACCGGCATTTTTATTAGCCTCCTCCGCTTGCTCGTTTAATACCTTTACTAACATCTTAAACATCTCGGCATCTAAGTCGAGTATCGCTTGAGGCGCGACCCCTAACCGTATTGATAGTTGCGCTACCAAATAAGTTAGAGTGCCGCGCCCTAAGCTAAAGGTAAGTCGTCTAGTACCTCGACTTTTGCCAAGGTATCTAAAAACTCTGCCCCAAACATCGCTACGGTTTCGCCGGATGTACGTAGGCACTCCCACGCTAACCAATATACGTCGCTCTGTTTCTCGTCATCTCTAAAAGCTTTGTGAAAGCCTTTTTTTGCATATAACTCAAAGGCGTACTCAATTCGTGGCGAGATTTGATGCTCTGATACCTCGCCCGTAGCCCTTGTTATTTTGAGTCGTGCCATTTGTTGCCCCTTTGTTAGTTTGTTATGGTCCGGTAGAAATTACAATTGGTGAGTTACACGTAAACGTGATGCTCTGAGTACCGATATCTCCGACCGCGCCGTTAATATCTGTCGTGTTATTTACTAGAATTGTTGTTGAGTAAAGAGGGTTAGTAGCTGAGGTAGTTGCGCTTGTCTGCTTGAGCGTGATAGGCACGGTAGTACCCCAAGCCGCCTGCAAAGTAGCGTTTACGTTAGCTGCTGCTGTGTCCGATAGGAAGTCTAGAGAAATCGTAGAAGTTTCTAGGCCCTTCGTAAATTTTCTTGAGGAGTCACCCATAGCGGTTACCTCAAGCTCCTCAAATACGCGGTTAATTGTCGCGCTTGTAACATGGTCGGAGAGTGCGATCGAATTTAGCGTTACGACCACTCCGTTTGATAGAAATACGGCCATCGCCTATTCCTCGCTTTTCTCTGTAG